ATCTCCCGGGCGATGGGCGGCAAGGCGTCCGGCGGGATCGTCGGCGCTGCGGCGTCGGGCGGGATCCGGGGCGGGCTGACGTGGGTAGGCGAGCACGAGCCGGAGCTGCTCCAGCTGCCGGTGGGCTCGCGGGTGTGGTCGGGTCCGGACTCCCGCAGGAAGGCCGCGGCGTGGGAGTCGATGTTGACCGCGCCTCGTCGGCCGGCTGCTGCTTCGGCGTCCGCGGGTGGGGGCGGGACTCAGACGGTGATCGTGCACCAGACGATCACGCTCGACGGGAAGGTCGTGGCCCGAGCGGTCTTCGAGCCGCTGAAGGAAGAGATCCGCGGGCGGGGCGGCAACGTGCAGAACGCCCTCGGACAACGGGAAAGGTAGGAGGCGGCTTTGCCGTACATCACATGGAACGGGCCATCGGCCACCACTGCCGCACAGCAGGCGGTCACGACGGGTACCGCGATCAAGACGATGCTGCAACTGGCCACCCCCGCAACGCGGATGATCCAGCTCCTGGAGTGGGGCTGGTCGTCGGACGACCCGCCCGGCGCCGACGGTGTCATCGAGCTGTTGCAGACGGACGTGGCGGCGACGGTGACCGCGCACGTTGCTGCGGGGGTACCGAACCTGGACCCCAACGGGCCTGCGTCGCTGCTGACGCTGGGCACGTCCGCGACCGGCTACACCGCGACCGCCGAGGGCAGCACAACGGCGAGCCGGGTGTTCGACGTCTGCTCACTCAGCTCGACGAGTGGAGAGTCCGGGCTGTCCTACGTCCGCCAGTGGATGCCGGACGCCCGCCCGATCATCCCGATCTCGAAGTTCCTGCGGGTGCGGGCGACTACGGCGACGACGGCGATCGACCTCCGCTGCTACGTGGTGTTCCAGGAGGTGGGCTGACCGGTGCCCGCTACCGCCCCTCTCTTCACGGCGTTTCGCCGCCGTCTGGCGCTCCTGCCCGGGCCCGCGCGCGCGGTCGGGGAGGCCAGCAACGGCGAGCCGGTCGTCATCGAGATGTGGGTGCGCGGCGAGTGGCTGGACATCACCTCGTACTGCATGGTCCGGGACGACAACGGCAAGGTGGAGATCACCAGCGGCATCCGGTCGGAGGGCGCCAGCGCCGAGTTCGCGGTGGCCCGCCTGCAACTGCGCAACGACGACGCCCGCTTCAGCCCCCGCAACCCCAGCGGTCCGTACTACGGGGCGATCGGCCGGAACACTCCGATGCGGATCAGCGTCCCGGACGGCGTCGGCGGCAAAGCGTATGTGATCTGGGGTGACGTCACCTCGTGGGCTCCGTCCTGGGACCGGTCCGGGAACGACGTGTGGGTGGACGTCACCGTGTCCGGCCCGATGTGGCGGCTTGCGCAGGCCCCGCCACCCCCGTACTCGGTGATGCGTACCGCGATCATGGAGCCGTTGTCGTCGAACTTGCGAGCGTACTGGCCGTTGGAGGATGCGACGGGCTCGACGACGCTGTCGTCGCCGCTGGTGTCCGGGTCGCCGATGACGTTCACCGGGACGCCGACGCTGGCGGGCTACGACGATTTCGCCGCGGCCGACCCGGTGGTCCTCATGGCGGGCAACGTCCTCACCGGCGGCGTCGCGAGGTACTCCGAGCCGACGATGACGCAGGTGCGTTTCATGGTGCGGATCCCGTCAGCCGGTCTGACCGACGGCAAGGTCATCTGCTCGATCGACCAGGAGGACACCGGCGGCACCCTGTTCTGGGAACTCTTCTACACCACGACCGGGACCACCCTGTATCTCCGTCAGTGCGACGGCGACGGCGCGCTCTTGGGCTTCGAGCTGGCGCACACGCTCGACGTCCGCGGCCGCCAGCTGTACGTCAGCATCGAGCTGCAGGACAGCGGAGGTGTCATCACCCGCGCGCTGCGCCTGTATGACCTGACCGAGCAGCGGTCGTATGACGTCTCGGACGGCGGCGCGGCAGGCGTTTCCCGTGTCACGCAGGTTTCGTTCGGGCCGGCGTCGCGGTCTGCGGTGGGGCCGATCGGTACGTCGGGGCTGACGGATGTGGCGATCGGCCATGTGACGGTCGAGGACACGATCACCCCGGTCACGCTCCTCGGCGTCCACCTCAACCCCGTGGGCGAGACTGCGGGGCGCCGGATTCAGCGGCTGTGCGCGGAGGAGGGCATCCCGTTCGAGTGGATCGGGGACCTGGACGACACGGTCGCGATGGGCGCGCAGCCCAAGCAGAACGCGTTGACGCACTTCCGTGAGGCGGAGCTCGCGGACGGCGGGATGTTGTACGAGGCGCGTGGCGGGATCGGCTACCGGACCCGGGTCGCCCTGTGCAATCAAGACCCCCAGTTGGTCTTGGACTACGTGGGCAACGACCTCTCCGAGGACATTCCGACGCCGGTGGAGGACGACCGGTACATCGCCAACAAGGTAACCGTCACGGTCAGCGGCGTGAGCGCCACCTACGAGGCGACGGACGGGCCGCTGTCCGTGCAGCTTCCGCCGACCGGGGTGGGCGTGTACGGCAGCGAGGTCACCCTCAACCTCTCCTCCTCGGGGCAGGCCGCGAGTCAGGCGGCGTGGCGGGTCCACATGGGCACGGTCGACGAACCCCGCTACCCGAAGATCAGCGTGAACCTGGCGCGTAGCTCGTTCGTCGACAACCCGGCGCTCGCGCAGGCGGTCCTCCGGTTGCGGCAGGGCGACCGCATCCAGGTCCAGAACCCTCCTGCGTGGCTGCCGCCGGGTGCGATCGACCAGATCATCCTCGGCCTCGACCCGCGGACGATCACGCACTTCGAGCACACGATCACGTTCGTGTGCGCGCCCGCCTCCCCGTACCTGGTGGGCGTCCTCGACCAGGACGCCGCCCGCGTCGACACGGACGGATCCGCGCTGCTGCTCCCGGTGGGCGCGGCGGACACGACGCTGGTAGTGACGCCGTCGACGACGGACTACGCCCGCTGGACCACGACCGACGCGGAGTTCCCGTTCTACGTGCGGTGCGGCGGCGAGATCATGACGGTCACCGACATCAGCAGCTTCATCTACGACACGTTCACCCGCAGTGCGGCCAGCAGTTGGGGGACGTCGGACAACGGCAAGACGTGGCAGACGGCGGGCGGCGTGGCTGGCGACTTCAACGTGGCGTCCGGCGCGGGCGGGCACACGCTGTCCACGACGGGCGCGTCCCGCCGCAGCTTCATCGATGCTGGCACCGCCTACTCGGACTTCGACTTCTACGGCAGCATGACCACCTCGGCAACCGCAACGGGCGGCTCGCTGAACGGCGGCCTGGCCGCGCGCTACGTGGACTCGTCGAACATGTACACCGCGCAGCTGGAGTTCACCACGTCCAACACGCTCAGCCTGACGATCCGGAAGCGCGTGAACGATGTCCAGACGACGCTGGGCACGTATGCCCTGCCGGACGCCTACGTCGCCGGAACCTTCTACCGGGTCCGCTTCCAGGGGCGTGGCGCCGTACTACGGGCGAAAGCATGGGCCGCGAGCGTGGTGGAGACGCCGGAGTGGCAGATCACGGCCACCGACTCCGCGCTCACCAACTCGCCGTTCTTCGGCCTGCGGTCAATCTCCGACGTCGCCAACAGCAACGTCAACCCGATCGTCAGCTACGACAACATCGACCTCCAGCAGCCGCAGGTCTTCACGGTGACCCGCTCGGTGAACGGCGTGAGCAAGGCGCAGGTGGCGGGCGAGGACATCCGGCTGGCCTATCCGACGATCGTGTCGCTGTGACGGGGGTGGAGCATGCCTGAGGCGTACCCGACATACCTGGCCGGGCAGCGGATCACCGCATCGCTGCTCTCCTCCGCGCAGCCGCTGGTCGCGCGGAAGACCGCCGACACCCAGCGCGCTGCCACGACGACGCCGGCCGCGGACCCGCATCTCACATTCAGCGTGATCGCGAACGCGGTGTACGTGCTCGACGGATGGATCAAATACGACGGGCCGACCGCCGCCGACCTCTTGTTGGACTGGTCGGCGCCGTCCGGCACGGAAGGCGAGTGGCTTGGCTGGGGCGTCGGCCACAGCCCCGTGGTCTCCTTCAACACCACCCCGGCGATCGTCTCGGACTCCGTCCAGTCCCGCGGCTACCCGATCCGCACCGAGTCCAACGACGTCACCGCCGCCAAGAGCTTCGGCTGCCTGGGGGTTGGGACCGCGCTGACCATGGTCCTCGCAGCCACGGTGCGGGTCGGCTCCGTGAGCGGCACGTACTCCCTGGACTGGTCGCAGCAGGTCTCCGACGCGTCCAACGTCACCTTGTTCACCGACTCGTGGCTGCGCTTGCAGCGGATCGCCTGAGGAGCGCCCATGGTCTATCTCGCTGGTGAGCGCATCACCGCAGCCCGCATCAACCGGCTGAAGCCGGCCGTCTACAACACGGTGGGCAGCAGCAACTTGGCGTTGTCGACGACGGAGACGGACATCACCGGTGCGTCGATCACGCTGACGACGGAGACGGCTGGCGCGTACTACGTGGCGACCGCGACGTTCTCCTTCGACATCACGTCCGCGACGACCGCGTTTGCAAGCGGCGTGTGCCAGCTCGACGGGTCCAGCCTCACCGGCAACGCGAGGTGGAGCGGCGAGGTCACCACGGATTTCGGCGAGGCGAGCTTCACGTGGCGGGGCGCGGTCGGCACGGCCGGCAGCCACACGTTCAAGCTCCGAGGGTCCATGTCCAGCGGCACCGGCATCCAGGTCCTGGCCGCGTTCACGACGCTCCTCGTCACGATCTACGAGGAGGTCTGATGACCGTCATCAACGCAGGCGCCCTCGATCTGACCGGTTTCCACACGACCAACGAGGTCGTCCCTGCCGACCTCGTCGTCGACCTGTCCACCAGCACGTGGAAGACCATCATGCGGGTCATCGTCCCAGTCGAAGCGGGCGACGTCCTCGATGTGTCCGCGTGGATGAAGGCCACCAACGACGAGGGCTACAACGTCGGCTTGGGCGCGCACCTGTGGGCCTACGACTGTGACCCGTCGCCTGGCCCGGACGGGACGGTGCCGGCGGTGTCGGTACGCCCGTGGTGGCGGCTGGACGGCGAGGCCGGGTCGGTGGGCGAGAACGTCACGAAGGACACCCACCACATCACCCTCGCTGTGGCTGTGCCCTACGTGGTCCCTGCGGACTGGCCTGTCGGGCACCGGATCGTGGTCGTGCTCCGGGCGGACGCGCACTCCACTGCGTGGGACAAGGACGGCGATGGCGTCGCCGAGGACCGGCTCACGGTCGACCCCTACGGGCGGCTCACCGTCCGCCGCTACACCCCGAGAACGGAGGCCCTGTGATGGCCGCTGGCTTGCAGAAGTATCCGGGCGCCTCGACGGCGTACTTCTACCAGAACCGGTTCGGCGGCGATGTGATGGAGGTCAACGTCGTCGTCCTGCACACCACCGAGGGCCGGTCGCTGCCGGACTACGGCGGGGGCGGGTCGGCGCCGAACCTCACCGCGGTCCCGGACTTCGCCGCCCGGAAGCTGCGCTGGTTCCAGCATTTCGACATCGACCGCTCATCCCGCGCGCTGGTCAACCTCAGTGGTGGGGTGGAGACGAACACGCTGAACGTCGTGCAGGTCGAGCTCGTGGGGACGTGCGACCCGGCGACCCACCGCAACTGGGGTTCGGCTGAGCACATCTACTGGCCGGAAGCCCCTGACTGGGCGCTCGCCGAACTGGCCACCTTCCTGAAGTGGCTGAACACCGAACACGACGTCCCGCTCGTCGGGCCTTCGAATTGGCCGGCATACCCCACGTCCTACGCGAACGGCGGCGGACAGCGGATGACCGGCGCCCAGTGGGAGGCGTTCAAGGGCATCTGCGGCCACATGCACGTTCCCGAGAACGTGCACGGCGACCCGGGCGCCATCGACTTCACCCGACTGCTCGCCCTCGCGAAGGGCCAGACCGTCCCCGAGGAGGACGACGTGCCACTGTCCGACGACGACGCGACGAAGGTCGCGAAGAGGGTCCTGACGATCGACGGGATCATCGCCAACCCCAACACGGACACCGTCTCGGTGAATCCGTTCATCTCGCTGGCGACGGCGGTGCGGAACACGGAGATTGTGGGCCGCAGGGTGGATAAGGCGACGGCTGCGCTGACGGCTCAGGTGGCCGCGCTGAGCGCTGCTGTGGGGAAGCTCGCCGAGGGTGGCGGGCTGGACGCATCGGAGATCCAGGCGGCTGCTCAGGCCGGGGCTGAGGCGGCGCTGGACCGGCTCGGCGACGCACTCACGAAGGAGAACTGACCATGAAGGTCTCGAAGTACTGGAAGGCGGTCGTCGCCGGCATCGCGGCGGGCGCGGCCTCACTGGGGACGGCGCTCGCGGACAACACCGTCACCACGCAGGAGGGCCTGACAGCGGTAGCCGCGGTGCTGGGCACGCTCGGCCTGACGTGGGCGGTCCCGAACCGGCAGGACGCGAAGCACGCGGCCACCCCCAGCCAGTAGAGGAGCCCTGTTGGACGCCACCACCCTCGGCGCGGTCCTCGCGTGTGTCGGTGTTCTGTCCGGCTCGGTGGTGGCGTACATCGGCAAACGCGGGGAGAACGCGAACTCGCTGACGGACCAGGTCCAGGAGGAGCGCGACGGCCTGGCGCGGCGCCTTGCCGAGAAGGACGTACAGATCGCGGCGTTGGAGCAGCAGCGCCACGACTACCTCGTCAGGATCACGCAGCTTGAGATAGAGAACATCCGACTCGGAGGAACACCGAACCCATGACGCGGACTGAGCGCACGATCGTCCAGCACTGGCGCGGCATCGCCACCCTGTGTGCGATCGTCGCTCTGTTCGGCATTGCGTGGGCGACGTGGCACCGTATCGATGCCTCGGACCGGCGTGCCGACCAGTTGGCTGCCGAGGCGGATTTGCGGGGGACTGCGGTGAGCACGCTGGCGGGGGATGTGCGGGCGCTGCGGGAGCAAGTGAAAGCTGAGGGCAAGACGCCGGTGGCTCCCGATCCAGCGAAAGCGGTGGAGGATCTCCCGGATCGCGCGGAGGTGCCGGTGCCGATTCCGGGGCCGCCTGGTCCGTCGGGTTCGCCGGGGGCGTCTGGGGCGCCGGGCAAGGATGGTGTGGCGGGGAGTCCGGGGGCGAGTGGCGAGCCGGGCGCGGTCGGGCCTACGGGATCGCGGGGTGTTCAGGGTGAGCCGGGCCCGGCGGGCCCTCAGGGTGAGCCTGGTCCTGCGGGGTCAGACGGCCAGGACGGTGTGGATGGGCAGACGTGCCCGGACGGGTACTCGTTGCAGGCGCCGTCGTATGACCCGGATGCGCTGGTGTGTAGGCGGGATGGGGCGCCGGATCCGGGGCCGGGGAACGGGAGCGGCGGGTCGGGGTTACTGGGGTTGGATCCTCGACGCACCCAATACGCGTAGGCGCGGGCGCTGGTCTGCCATCCTGAGGGCATGATGCGCCGCGCCTGGTTCCAAAACGCCGACGGGACCTACTACCGCAACATCCCGCTCATCATGGCTGAGCAGGACGAGCCGCTGAATGCGCTGCTGCCGTGGCGACGGCGTGTGCTCGACGCCGAGTGGCGGCAGGCATGGGACGACGGCGTGATCCGCTCGGAGACGATCGGCCGCCGCGACCGGGTGGCCACACCTGCGCCGTTCCGTGAGGCGTATCCGGACAAGCCCGGCCTGTGGCTGCTGGACAACGCGGACGCGACGTTCACGCCCCACTGGCCGCTCCGGCCGCATTTCCCGGATGGGGAGCCCGCGTGAGTAAGACGCACATGTCCTTCAGTGTCGGCTTCACCGCCCACTCCTCCGAGCACCTGCCCGTCAAGGACGGCGAGCAGATGTACGCCGACGATGTAGCCGACGAACTCCGTGCCGTCGTCCAAGCCGCCGTTGCCGAGTGGTACGAGCAGCGGGGCAGCGAGCTACTCGCCTGCGAACCGGACGTCGGCTGACCGCTACGCCGCCTCGACGACGTCCCGCACCTGCTGCTCAGCCTGCACCCACTCGTCCAGCAGCAGCCCGTACAGGGCCCGCTCCGCCTCCCGCCACGGCCTGCCCTGCGCACCCACAACGATCGCCCGGATCGCAGCGTTCACGGCCGCAGCCGAACGCACGGTGCCGTGAGGCGAAGGAGTGGGGGGCATGCCACCAGCCTAGCGATCAGCCGGGCCGACCACTCATCCCGATCCCGCCAGATCCCGCCCCCACGCGAAGCGCCCCCTCGCAAGCACAAAGCCTGCGCAGGGGGCGCAACCGTCACATCACCGCCACCAGAGCGGAGTACCGTCCTGAGTGTCTAGGTCAGAACGGAGTCCAGTATGCCCGAGCACACCGACACCGCACC